ATTAGACACTGCAATCTTTAAATTTTCGTTAGCAAGTGTAACTCTTTGCGCCATTGAGTAAATATTTGGGTCTGCAACCGGTATTACATCGACTCTTTCGTCGAAATCTTGCACTTTGATCATCCGATCTGCACCATAAACCGAATATGGGTAGACTGGTGGTAAGTAAACTGAAAAAATTTTACCTAAAAGTCTAAATTCTTTACGCATCGCGTAGTAACAACGCTTATGAATAGCAGACATGACCCGTGATCCGCGTTCCAAGAGTGCAATAGTGCTGCCGACTGCACGATTTTGGGCATCATTACCAACAGACATGTCCGTAATAGCCGCGAATCTCTGCCCAGCTTGCACGACAAACCCTAAAAGTTGGTATAACGTACCGCTTGGTTCCTTGAAAGGTAGAATTTGAAACTGATCTTTAATGTTTCCGCCAGGTGCATCAACGTCTCTGAACTCACCAGGCTGAAATGGCTGGTCATCATCTCTGATTCTGATACCACGGCTCTTGAACCCTGCTGGTAAATTGCTCAAAGTCCCCGCATCAAGCAACTGTCTTAAAGCTTGTGTAGCTGTTCTTGATAATCCACCAATCATATGGATTAAACCAAAGCCGTAAAAACCTAATCCTGGTAAAAATTTGTAGTGTACAAAATATTCTTTACGCTTTTTTGTTTCATCATCGATATCATAGTTTCTATAGATAGATAAAATTTCACCTGAGCCTTCATCTATTGTTACAATGTAAGGAATTTTTATATCTTTCTCAGGATTTTCTTGTACAAATTCATCTATATTTAAATCAACATGCATTTCTAAAATATTGAAACCATATTGTTTATCACCTGATGGGGTTACTCCTTCTAATTCTTGATACTTTTTTTCAATATCAGTCATACCAGTTTGAACTGGTTTTAATTCTACGTCTCTATAAAAACCTGACTTCTGTTGTTTAATAATATCATTCTCACTCATTCTAACCACGTGAGTGATTCTTTCACATTCTAATAAATCTGTTGCATAATATGGAACAACTAAGTCTTCTGCTGGTACAAATTTAGCAACAGCTCTTTGCATAATTTCATCAAAGTAAATTTTTTTAAATGCTGAACCTGCAAGGGGTAAATAAAATAACATTTGGTCCATGTCTGGAGTGTATTCCTCCATTTTTTCTAAAAGCATATAATTAAAAAATTCTTGAACTCTTGTAGCTTGGTTTACTTTATCATCGCTTTGTGCACCAACGACTTGCGCTCTTACTGGACCGTCTGATGGAATTAATTCTTTGTAAGCTTGTGCTTGGAATTGTGTTACAGCCTCTGCTAACAAGGGATGAGTAACAGAAGCTGAACCTTTAAAAGGTCTAGTCATTTCAGTATATTTAAAACCTAATAGATCTAAACCTTTAGTGTATCCAGTTTCCCAATCTTTTCTGGATACTTTATCTCTTTTATATTCTTGAACTAATGAACTTGATATTCTTTGTAAAACTTCATCTGATAATTTTAAAGCAACGTTTTCATAGAACTCATCAATGATCTCTGCTCGATCACGAATTTTTTCTAATTCAGGAGTATCTTCTTCAAGCTCAATATTTACTTCTTCGCCCGGAGTTTCTACTTCCAAGTCCTCTTTAATTTTTTCAACTTCAGCCATTACATCATTTTTGTTGGTTTAACTCTAGCTAGTCTTCCGCCTCTGGCTTTGATCATCTTACCTTTTTTGGCACCCATACCGGCACCGAAGGGATCAATACCAAAAGTTTGTCCTCTTATATCTCCTCTAGGTCTTAATGGATTTCCGCCTTTAATACCTCTTTGTTTAATAAAAGCAGGAACTCTTTGTCTGTTCATTTCTGAAGCAAGCATAGGTTTAGCCTCCATGACACTTTTCTTCATGGCTCTATTTGCAGCCATTTTATCCATGCCCATTTTAGCACCAGCACCAAGGATTCCTAAAGCAAGTATTTTTTTCAACTTTCGCTTAGTTTTTTTTCTCATATTTTCTCCTAGTAATATACGTATTTTCTATTCTTATATTTTGTAACTTCGTCCTCGTCTGAGTAAGTTGAAACAAAATAACCTTGTCGGTATCTTAACATAGCTTGCGTAGTGCTATCAACATAATCGTCATGCTCTCCATGAGGAAAAGCTGCACATTCCTCAATAACTTCTTGTGCAAATTTTTCGTCTTTTGGATAATAGACTTGCCCTGACTCAAAAATAGGAGCCACAGCGTTGACTCGTGAGTGTTTGTCTTTTCCACGTCCTGGTGTAAAATCTTGCACAGGAATACCCATCCTTCTAAATTCTTGAAGTAAAGGTTGTCCAGAAGCTTTGGCTTCTATAATCGTAGTTTCTGGTGTCCAATATTTGTATTGATCTAATGCAACTGCTTTTAACTCTGGAAAATCAAATCTACCTCTAATTGCATCTATTAACATAATAGCATCAGGAGCTCCATCTTCAGGTTTGAATATTCCCCAAGTTGTTATCGCAGAATAGTCTGCTGTTTCTTTTTTGGAAAAGGCTGTATCGTAAGATTGTATAACGTGTTTTAAAACTGGCATATCATATGGCCATGGAATCCACCAATCTCTTTTTATAATTGCACCCTCTTCAGACGAAGGTTCTTGCATATATTGTGCTGACCAGTTTCTAATTGATAATGATGCTTTAACTTTTTCAAGTTCATCTAAGTTCCAATATTCTGGCCATACAGGATTTCCACTAGGTAATATTGCAGGGAATGAAATTTTTTGCCATTTGTCTGCTTTAGGTTCAGACTCTGATTTTATTAATCGACCTGTTAAATCATCTTGCGCCCATCTCGTCATCACAAGTACGATTGAGCCTCCAGGTTGTAAACGTTGTCTAGGTCCTGACAGATACCAATCAAAAGTTCTTTCCATTGCAGAATCAGATAAAGAATCTTGTTCCGTGTGTGGGTCATCAATAATCAAAAGATCCGCCCCTCGTCCTGTGATAGAACCGCCTACCCCCGCTGCATAATATTCTCCACCCTGATTGGTCTCCCAACGTCCTTTTGCTTTTGAATCTTCTCGTAGTTTAACATCTCCGAAGATTTCTTTAAACTCCGAGCTATCAATTAAATTTCTTACTTTTGCACCAAATCTTGCTGAGAGCTCTGCGTTATGTGATACCTGCATCAATTTCATTTTAGGATTTTTTCCTATCATCCAAGCTGGGAAGTAAACAGATGCAAACTCAGATTTAGTATGTCTAGGAGGCATATTAACAATTAACCTACCTTTTTTATTTTTTGCTATCTCAGTAAATTCATGGGCAATGTGTTGGTGGTGGCCCCATCTATTTGGGTCCTTATCTGTTCTACAAATAAATTCAGGCCAAACATTTTTTACAAAATATAAGAAGTTGTCCTGACATAATTTAATATGTTCTATCCAGGTTCTCTCTACCTTCAATCGTAATTGATCTGTGGTTAATAAATTTGTGTCAGACATGAGATTTTATATCCTATCGGGTCCCCATTTTGTTTCACACTACACTACATGTATTTGAGTTGCAAGATTTAGTCATAGTCTTAGTAACATGCAAATCTTTTGTCAAAAAAAAATTTTGACAAAAAACCAAAAAACCAAAGTTTTTTGGTACCTCTATTGACTAGCGGGGGCGTTAGCCCCCGCGTGTTTGTTATTTTTTCTTTTTAATTTTAAAGTGTTTATAAACTTGCGCGTCAACGCGTTGGATATTAGCGTTATCCTGAGCAAGTCTATATGTATCAAGTTTAAAGGGCTTGATACCTGTTAAAACCTTAACCCCTCTTTTAGAGGGGTTGAGGTCTTTTAATTTATTCCTCTTCACGCTTTGCCTTAACTGTTATCGCGTCAACAGGTTTATTTTTAAACTTAGCGTAAAGATCAGCGTGAGCATTTTTAAACGCTTTACTGTCAAAAATAACTTTTTTATTGTTGACAACCTCAAGCCACGTCTTGACGCCTTTCCAACTGAACGACTTCGCTAATGGTTTAATAAAGACTTTTTTATCCTCTTTAATCTTTACACAACCAACAGCAATTAAGAGCTGTTCTTGTAGCAAGTCGCTTTTTTCTTTAAAGTCTTTTAATACTTGCTTATGTTCCGCAAGTTTAAAAGCCATTTCATTAACAGTCATTTTTGATAACTGTTTGATTAGTTTATGTTTGTTATTCATTTGACCCCCTTTGTTTGTGTTTTATGAATATTAAACATAAATTAAATATAATGGGACTTGATAAGATAATCAAGTTATATACTGTCCATTTTGGGTTTTCGCTGTATAACCCTGTTATGTTGCTATTTTGTTTGTTAGTAAACCCATTATGAACACTTTCAAAACGATCTTGTTAATATGTGAATAAGAAAAATAATAGCTATAGTCATGATCGGTCTATAGATTACAAATAAAATTAATCCAATTAAAAATTTATCCCACAAAATCCGACTCCTGTTTTTTAGCTAATCCTTTTGCTCTCAGTCCAATGATCACGCCACGCGGTCGTTCTTTAAATCTCAAATCATGCTTATCGCCATCAATGACTTTACGCCCTTTGAATTTTTTAGGAAGCTTATCCTTAAATACATAGGCAACGTTTACCCCCTTACGTAACGCCCGCATGCATTCGGAATTATTTTCTCCACTGTGTGAATAAACAACATAATAGTTTTTAACACCATGATCCAAATAATTAAAAACCTTTGTATAATCATAGAACTGAACACCAGGATTGAGATCCATTAAGTTCAGGCCATTAAGCTTATATCGATGCCATGGGAGGTCGGACGTCCCATTGAGTCGAACCGCGAATTTAAAGCCAGCCGCATCCGCTCGCTTGCTCAATTGCTTAATTTCAGCATCTAGATCTTTTAAAAATTGTAGACGGTCCTTCCAAAATGCATTTGTTTTATTGATTCGCGCATCCTGAACCGAATTCATTTGTCCACGTCCTGAAGTATTTAAACAAGCTGTTGCACAGGCTTTGGATGCATTTGGACAAACATTCTTGCCGCTAAGCTTATACGGTGCCAGGTGAAGGATGGCCGTCTTATAGCCGAATCGCTCACCCTTCGCCATCTTAGTCTGTGAATAATAATTTAATAATGTCATATCTCTCCTTTGTTTGTTACGGCCCGGTCCAGTAAGACGCCGATTGTGCACCCTCGTACGCTTTCCACTTACTGGACCAAACCAAAATGCGGGGCCTAGAGTCGAACCCTAGGGGGTTGAGTGCTGGCGCCGCGGTATCTGTGTAGCATGGGATTTAATAGGCTGTCAAGTCTTTTTTTACAGCTTTGCCTAAGCTTAGGCCCAGGCCCGCCAGGGCCTGGGCTGGTTGATTAGTTACCCATAGGTAATACCTCCCATATATTAGATACCCGCAAAAAATTATTTTTCAATTTTTTTTCTAAAAAATTGCATAAGAGCTTTTAGCTCGCGCCGTGAAGCAAGCCCCACGCTACACGCCCATAGCAACGTTTAACAATCGCATAGCAACGTTTAGAAATCGCATGGCGATTTCTAAAATTGTTGCATAGTGATTTTTAGGATTTTGATTTATTTTCCCATAGCATACGATCAAAAAGTAGAAGAAGCGTGGCACTCGAAACTTCCCCCTCTGCCAAAAGTTCCACGCGCCTCGTCTCACGCACCTTGAAAAGTTTCAAAAGACCTTGCGAGAGGGTCTCTTGCAAGATAAAAGATTTGCCCCCATGTAATTGATGATCTAAATGCCAATTAGTTTGATACTTTGACAACCCTAAATCCTTGACTTCGTTTGACTTCAACTCAACCCAAATAGACTTGCCCTCACAAAGATAATAAACATCAGGTATTCCATTGATTGTATTACTTTCTATGCGGAAAATTTGACCTATTAACTTTAATTTTCTTATCTTTGCCCACAATAAACTTT